GCGGCTTCATCTACTAGAGCCTCAAGTGCCACCTCGGACTTGATAGCGAACATGGATGGCGCAAGTGCTACGGCTTCAACTTTCGGAGCGTGGGAAATCTACATACCGAACTACAACTCAACGGGAAGCAAGCCCTTCTTTGGGATTGATGTAATTGAAACTAATGACGCGACAGCGAGCCATGCTGAGATTCAAGCGAACGCTCATCTTTATCGTGGCGCGAGTGGAATCACCTCAATCGTCTTAACGCCTAACTCTGGCAACTTTGTTCAGTATTCAGATTTTTACCTATACGGCATCAAAAACTCATAAGGGAGATAACAAATGGCTGATGTAGTAATCGTGGATTGCACAACAGGAGAAGTGACAACTCGCCCGCAGACGGCTGAGGAGATTGCGGCTCAAGAGGCTGCGGCTCAAGCGGCGCAGGCTGAAGCGGACGCAAGGGCTAAAGCTGAAGCCGATGCGCAAGCCGCTAAGTCAAGCGCAATTTCTAAGTTGGCTAAGTTGGGTTTGACTGATGAGGAAATCGCCGCATTGGTAGGCTAACCCAATGGCTAACTACCGCTAAAGCGTAATCCCCGAAAACAACCAAGTAGTATCCACCGTATTAACTAACAGAAAGAGAAATAAAATGGCAATAGATTACTCAGCACTACTTACAGACGAGCAGAAGCGCAACAAGATGTAATAAATGCTCAAAATGCCCAAATTCAAGCCGACGCTCAAATCCAAACAAAACTAGCTGAGATCAATTCTAAACTTGCTGCCATAGGTTTAACCCCCGATGATCTCAACACCTTACTAACTGTCGCGCGTAACTGATAATCTGCGCTCCATGCGCTTTCATGTCCTATCTTTACCCCATACCCAAGTTACCCCAGATTTTGCAGGATGCGCCTTCACCGAAAAGGTAAGACGGTTTTGCATCATGATGACCGACTTAGGTCACGAAGTTTATTTATACGCCGGCGAAACCACTACCGCGCCAGTAACAGAGTTAATCACTTGCATTTCAGAAAAAGAACGCGCAAAAGCCGTAGGAGATAATCACTATACCTCGGCAAGTTTTGACATTTCACAAAGACATTGGCAGATTTTCAACACAACGATAATCGCTGAAATGTCAAAGCGAATTCAACCGCAAGACTTCATCTGCGCTATTGGTGGGGCAACTCAACAAGACATAGCGCGCTCATTTCCTAATAATCTCACCGTAGAATTTGGGGTGGGTTATGGTGGAGTGTTTGCTAATCACCGAGTATTCGAATCGTATGCGTGGATGCACTCTATTTATGCCGCATACAAAAACCCTACAACGGTAGATGGCAACTTTTATGACGCTGTAATACCTGGATACTTTGAACCCGATTGGTTTCCATTGGGCGAAGGTAAAGGCGATTATTACTTATTCATCGGCAGGATTATTGACCGCAAGGGCTACAAGATCGCGCAAGATGTTTGCGAGAGATTGGGTAAGAGGTTAATCCTTGCAGGGCCCGGAACGGGTGAGGGTTATGGTGAGTTTGTCGGGTCGGTAAATCCTCAAGAACGCGCCGAATTAATGGGCAACGCAATAGCAACTTTTGCGCCGACTCTGTACATCGAACCTTTTGGCAATGTCGTAATCGAATCGCAAGCCTGTGGTACTCCCACCATCACAACCGATTGGGGAGCATTCGTTGAGAATAACCCTCACGGCGTTACGGGATTTAGATGTCGCACACTTAAAGAATTCATGCAAGCCTCCGAGGATGTCAAAACCCTAGACCGCAAAACAATTAGCGAACACTCAAAATCTCGCTATTCACTAGATGTAATCGGGAAGCAATACGAAGCATACTTTGAAAGACTTTTAACCCTATGGGATAAAGGTTGGTATCAACTATAAGGAGAAGCAATGGGCTTGAGAGATAGAATCATCACCGCGCTTGCGGGGGAAATCTCTAAGAACTTAAACATCTCGCCTATTGCCACACCCGTAAATCCTGCTCTTATGCAGAGTTCTACGCAATCTGTTTACAATGTCGCGCCATTAGATCGCTCACCATTATTCGCCAGCAATCCTTTCCCTTCTGGCAATCCTCTTAATCCCAATGCGATCAACCCGCCAACACAAGGTGGTCGTCCTCAGCCTCGTAAGTATGAGTTTGATGTCGCTGAAAACATTAAATTACTTCCGACTAAACTTGTACCCTTTACCACGCTAAGAACCGCCGCCGATCAGATTGACATTATTCGTCGCTGTATTGAAGTGCGTAAGGCAAAACTCACGGGGCTAGATTGGGACATCGTTCTATCAGACTCAGCTAGTGAGAGAATCATCGCCGAATCGGGTGGAAATCACCTTCAAGCAATGGCTAAGGCAAGAGAATCTTTCGCGCCAGAAATGGCACGCCTTCGTTCATTTTGGGAAACCCCAGACCCAGCCAACGGACTTAACTTCACCGACTGGCTCTCAATGGCTATCGAGGAGATGGATGTTCTTGATGCTTTGGCGATTTTCCCTCAACAAACCGTGGGCGGAAAACTTCGCGGATTACAGATTATTGACGGCGCAACAATTAAGCCTCTTATTGACGATCGCGGTATGCGCCCAGAGCCAGAGTACGGTCCCGCTTACCAACAGATTCTCTACGGATTTCCTCGTACTGAATTTGTAGCAGGTAGCGATGAAGAGGTGGCAGATGGAACATTTAGAGCCGATGAACTTGCCTACCTGGTGAGAAATCGTCGCGCTAACTCTATTTGGGGCTACTCACCTACCGAAAGATCGCTACAACTAGCAAGCATTTATCTTCTTCGTCAGCAATGGCTACGCGGTGAATTCACCGATGGAGTAATGCCTAAGTCATGGGTGGAACTTCCAGAGTCAATGCAGATCACCCCAGAGAATCTAAAGTTCTATGAGAACATCTACAACGATGATCTAGCGGGACAATTAGCGCAACGTAACCGCGCACGATTTATTTTGCCTGGCGGGAAACTTCAATTTGAGGCTGGTTATGCCGAGAAATTTAATCCCGGGCTTGATGATTTTCTTATCACGGGTATTACTGGAAACTTTGGCGTACTTCCTACAGAACTCGGATACTCGGCTAAGGCTGGACTTGGTGGCTCAGGTCATCAACAAGGCGAAGCGCAATCTGCCGAGGCAATTGGAGTCATCCCTACCGCTCGTTGGTTATCTCAACAGATTTCAATGCTTTCTTATCGCTGGTTAGGTATGCCAAGAGAGTTAGAGTTTAGACTCGCCCCATCTGAATCTAACAACAATAAAGATTCTGCCGATAGGGACGATGTTCGCCGTCGCAATGGAACCAAGACTCTTAATGAGGGTCGCGCTGATCTTGGACTTCCATTACTTGACTCCCCGGAGGCAGATATGCCTATCTTGGTGGCGGGTCAATCTGTATTCCTATTTGGTCCCGACGGTTTAACTACCGCTGGAACTTCACTAGATGAAAATGGCAAAGTTGATGAGACTCAGCAAAACGAGCAACCTCAGCAAGCTAATGAAAAGCCAGCCGATCAGCAAGAGGTCGCCAAATTCATCCGCTGGGCTTCCCGCGACATTCCAACTCGCCCATTTAACTTTGAACACCTAGACCACACCTACGCCGAGCGCCTTAATAAATTCATTGAGGAGAAAGATGTAGATGGGGCTATCTGGTTCGCTAATCGCTATCTAGGAAAATGAACAGCGAGATACATGGAGTTGCTTTAAGAATTGGCGCGCAACACGCCTCGGCTATCCGCAAGGGATTTAAGAGCGCCTTCGATTCTGGCGACATCGTTGAGAGATTTTTCCACTCCCACACCAAAGACTCTAAAATCACTAACGATCAAGCAAGACAATGGGCAAAGACCTTTATAACACCCTCTAAAACGGCCTTAATCGCCTCTCTCAGACCTTTATACGCTGACGGCTGGGTATTGGGTCAGGCTACTGGCAAATGGGCGTTAGAACGGGCAAGAGTCCATAAGGCTATTACCGCCGTAAGTGTTGTTGATTGGTCCACTTGGAAGCCCGGCAACAAATCCGCCGCCGCACTCTTA